TTAATGAAAGGGTAAAATGTGCCAACGCTATTGGCGGCTGCCTCAATAACTTCAAATGGCGCTGAGTAATTATATTGCGAGCCATAACCACCGTACCCAAGATGATCGGACTTCAATCCCTCATGTGACATGACAGCTTTTTTTATGTCTAGCCCGTTTTCTGACAAGATGGCTGTATATGCAGAATTCCCTTTATTATAAAAAACAACCCCATTATTTGAACTAACATTTAAATAACCTGACGATTCTACGCTTCCTGTAGAAACTCTAGGCACAATCAGCGGACCGCTCATTGTGTCGCCATTTTTAGAAACTCTACCGTTTGCATTTGTGTTGGCATTATCCGCAGAACGCTGTGCATTGTCCGCTGCCGTTTTTGCTTCCACGCCTTTATCGTAAGCTACTTTTACAGCCTTTGGAGTTGCAGCCATGGATTCATCATTACTGGTAACCGAGGTTAAAAGTTTCGTTACGCCACTTGATGTCAATGTCGCAACTCCAAGCTCAGCTTTCGTAAACCCCCATCGCTGCCAGTCTAAAGAATCGGCTTGTTCTGGGTTTTTATTTGTATTTGCTCTCTTAGCTTTGTATGTAAGGTTCTTATACTGAACCAATGCACCAATAGGGTATTCCTGCGTTTCTGACCACTCAGGCAATCCACGCTGCAATAAATATCCGAACTTCTCATCAGTTCTCTTAAAGAGAAAATTGAACCATTCCATCGGGGGAATTCCACCTGTTTGATCGAATGAAACGCCCCACCCTCTGCCAATATCAGGGAAGTTACTCACTTCGCCTTGTTTAGCGCTCGATGCGAATATGTTTTCATCGGGTTTGTTATGTATCGCCATAAAATCCTCTATTTAATTTCAAAAATAATTTTAGCGCCTGCTTGTCTTGGCAGGATGTCAAGATTCTCTACTGCATATCTTGCGAACTGAGTTAAATATCTGCCAACAATCGAAACGGTAATCGTCATATTTAAA